AGGAAGACCACCCTTCGTAATCTTATTGAATAGCGATAGGTCGAAAGGTATCTTATCTTCTTTGCGGTGGTAGAAGTCAAAGCGTTCCTGTGCATCGGAAACATAATCATGTCCTACATGTTGATCGAAGGATACTCCAAGTGCCTCCGAAAGGATCGAAGGAATAGCACCTTTATCCCTCTTGGTATCTTGCCCGTCAGCAATCTTGACACTCTCCATAAGAGATAAGTAGATCGCACGCTCTTGACACCACTTTTCTGTAGTATCAACGAGCCAATCGTAGTCTGAGGGATCATCGGAAAGGACATTTAATACCTGAATAATTTCTTTGAACTGGTCTTCAGTAAGGTCAGTTCGTTCCTGACATTCTATACCAATTGCATTCAGACTGGGACAGGCATCATATTGACTAATGTACTCATGAATTTCCAAAAAGATAATTTTATGTTCACGAGCAGTGAAGTAATCGTACTTTAGAAAAGGCAAAACTTTTCTAGCATACTTCTCATTGTAAATGAGATTGCTGAGAATGGTTACTTCTAGGTTCATACGTAATGCAGATAAGTTCCAACGATATACTTGTTCTCAGAGACCGTAGGAAGACCTGCGTGTCTCCACTGCCAAGTAGCAGGGAACACCAGTATCTTAGCACACTCTGGAGAAATTTGGTAGTCCAGTTTAGGAAAATTTGTTTCTCCTCCTTGTTTGACGGTGTTTAGATATAAAAAACAAACTAAAAATCTTCTGGCAGAATTGTAATCACCAACATCAACATGATCTTTAAATTGATCATGATCATTGTTGCGATACATTTTTAATCTATGTTGTTCAAATGCATACTTAGAAGGGAAGTCAGCACCTAAATCTAAGTCCTTCATATACAACTCAACAGCATCAATAAATGCTGTTGTAAGAGTATTCTGAATATCAATCCACATAGGATCTTTATCTATAAACTTTTGAGAAATATTCAACTCGGTAAACGAAGGTCTTTGCTCTCGATCAATGTACTCCCCCTTGGTTTCACTAAAAGTTTTAATGACAGTTCTACAGAACTCCTCATCAACTAAACCATTGTAGGTTTTAATATAGTCTACAAGTTTAGCTGCCATAACGAAACTCCTTTGCTGCTGCTTCATCCAGTGCTTGCATTACTTCAGGAGTGAAATATGTTTCTGGATCTTTCAAGATTGCCTTAGCATAGACTTTCTTACCATCCATTTCGTAGCGACCAGCAACATTCTTCCACATCCCATACTTCTCACCAAGTTCAAGAAGACCATAGTATCTATCAAGACCACGATCATAGTATAAACGAGTTTCAATCTGACTATTCTCTTTGGTCAGACGAGACTTCTGTGCTTTACATTTGATGATGTTACCAACAACATCTGTACCGTCCTTCTCTTTCTTCTTAGAAAGATAGATGATAGTAGAAGATGCATACTTCAGACCACTACCACCACCCATTTCTTTCATGGGCACATAGGATCCGATCACATCATAGGTATGGTTGGTGACCAGCATAGGCACGTTTGCCTTACCTAGTTTGAGTGTGAGCACCCTGAAGGCACCCTTAATCAACTGACTCTTAGTCATGTCCCTGACCTGCTTATCTGCTGCTACATCGGCAATCTCTTTCTCTGTAGAAAGCATACCCAAAGAGTCCAAGACAAACATCATAGGTTGTCGGTCTTCCTCTTTCTGCTCCATATACTTGTCCAGAATCTTACAAGACTGAGTACGAAACTGCTCAATGGTTGCAACAGGAACAATCATCATACGATCAGATGCAATACCTCTGTCCTCAATCATCTGCCTAGAGATGGCAGACTCAGATTCAAAATAAATTACACCTGCGTCAGGATTACTGTCGAGAAAATGCTGTACAATCCCAAGGCAAAAGAAAGTTTTGCCAGTAGACGACTCTCCTGCAATAGCGGTGATCTTATTTCCAGGGACACCACCGTGGACTGAGCCAGATACCAAAGCGTTAAAGATATAACTGCCAGTATCAATGAAGCCACTGGTATCTCCCGCTGCAACACCATCGCTAACAAGTCCTGCGTATTCATTCTTGATCTCCTTTGCTACATCTTTCAAAAAATTCATGCTTTAACTTCTAATAATGTTGTGATGTGTTGAGAACGTTTCATGGCACGTTCAAACCATTGTGCATCTTGTAGATCATCAAAGAGTTTTTCTTCTCTGGATGCACCAGCACCAAATGCTTTTTGATATGATACGATAAATTTTGTTTTCATCCGAATAGAAACTCCAACGATGCTACTTTTTCTGCTTGCCATCCAATCGTGTCCATAATAACTTTGATAGGGTCTAGGAAACTCTTTGAGAATTGTAGGTCATAGTCCACCTGTTTGTCAAGACCAAACTCTTTTGGGAACGTTCCCAGATAACTGATAACATTCTCATTAATTTTGTTAGGTGTCTTCAAATAAACAAACTTTATCTTTTCTCCATCTTGGATCAAAGGATACTTATGAGTGAGTTTATTCTTTTTATTGTAAAAGTTATATAACAATGCACCACGAACATGAATTGGCGTTCCTTTACCATAAAGTGTCGCTGGATGCGACCACTTATTTAGATTATTACAACCTCTCGGAAATGATATGTCTTCAACTGGCAATGAAGTAAACTTTTCTCTAAACTTAGCAATATATTTTTGTGCTGCTTCTTCATCTTCATTCACAATAACAGTCATACATTCCTTAATAGCAGTACGACATGCACCAGGAGTAGATGACTTAACTGCCTCCAACCCCATGATTTTTAGTTTGGGTTTCTCATAGCGAACACCTTCACTATCCCAAACGTTAAGGATATATCTCTTCTTAGCAGTCCAGATACCTGTGTTAGCAATATTCTCTCGCTTCATAACCATCTTCTGATCATAAGCACCAACGTAATCTGCTAGTTCTTGGTATGATCTTTCAATGAATGGTTCGATTCGTTCTTTGCAAGCAGTGTCGAGGAAGTTGACAATTCTCTCTGTACGAACATCTTGTGAAGGAAATACAGAACGGACAAGTAAATCAAGACAGATGTAGATGCTATCAGTATCAGAAGCAATGACATAATCGTGATCCTGCGTTTTAAGTAATTTGTTTAGATAAGTATTTACCTTACCTTCAATCCACCTAATCGAGACTTGACCCGAGAGGGTAATCGCTTCAGCATTTGCCAGATTGTAATATCTGAAGTATTGGTTTCCGATGGCACCATAGGCACTGTTGAGTTGGATCTTTCTTGCCATTTGGATATTGTTGAATTTTGAAATATCCTTTTGTAATGCCAAGGTCTCTGTAGGTGTGGTGGCATGTTCAAGAGCTTGCTTAGACTTAAGCATTCTCTTCTTGTATATGGTCCGTTCATCGTAAATCTTCTGCATCATTTCTGGTAGGAAACCAAGTATGTCTTTACGATACTGAGCACCGTTAGCGCATACGCAATACTCCCCACCAATATCTAGTTCTTTATTAAGTATCTTATCAACAGTTGCTGTTGGATGTCTTGCCTCAAGTAACGTCTCTGGCGAGATGTTGTACTGCATAATGAGATGAGGGTAAAGAGAGTTAAGGTCAAAAGACACAACCCAATCATACTTTCCTGGAATCGGTTCCTTGACATATGCTCCTGCGTACTTTTCATCCTTCTTCTCACCTTTTTTCTGGGGAACAACTGTGTTTCTATCAGTAAGATAATTATAGATCATCGTATCCCACATACGAACTTGACTATAAACATCTTCAAAGTTGACCTTGGCATCATAACTCATCGTGATGGCAAGTTCAAGCAACTTCATCTTGTCTTCCAATCTGTCAATCAGTTCAACGTCTTGGATGTTGTACTCCATAAACTTCTGCCAATCACTGGTATAGAAGTCTTTAAAGTTTTCATACTCAGAGTGATCAAGTTTTCTTTGCCCTAGTTCCACAAAAGCAATATGATCTAGGCGATATGATTCTTGGTTACTATAAGTAAACTTCCGATAAAGATCAAGATAGTCAAGAATATTGACACCAGAGATATCGTAAGCATAATTCTTACGTCCCATAACGTAGACTTCTCTCTCATTGGCACGATTCCAAGGAGATAAACTCTTCATCCATTTTTCACCAAGCACACGACTAACCCTACGGGCGATGTATGGAACGTCATACAAATTGACATTCCAACCCGTAAGGATATCTGGAGTATTTTGCACCCACCATTGTAAGAAATGGTTTAGCATTTCATGTTCTGTCCAGAAGATGTTAGTTTCTACGCCCTCGGGTGCTTCAAACTCACGAGTTGCCCAACAGTAATACTGCTTAGTCACCATGTCTTTAATGGTGATTGACAACATTTCTTCTGCTGCCTCTTCTACATTAGGAAATCCATTCTCACACTGAACCTCAATATCCAGTGCAAAGATCTTCATTTGATTGATATTATAATCAACCTCACCAGGAAACTCTTGGCGAATATATTGATATACAAATCTCTCATATCCGTGTACTTCAAACCCCTCTACTCCGTCATACTGCTTGATAAAGTCTCGTGCCTCACGGGCAGTTTGAAACTTAACAGGTGACACATTCTTCCCGTCCAGGGTTTTAAAGTCTTCCTGTTTTCGAGAAAGAACATACAGGGTTGGGGAAAAGTTAGCACGATAGGAAACAGGTTGTCCATCTTCGTATCCTCGGTAAAGGATGGTGTCACCAGCAAGTTGAATGTTGGTATAGAAAGAACTCATTCTTTGTTGTACTTCTCTAAGACTTCGGGACTTACATCCAGTATAGTCAGAATAGTCTCAGAAGTCAAGAAAACGTCACGTTGAGCACTGTATTTGGGAAAGGGAACTAAGTCCCCATCAACAATTTCATAACAGGTCTCGATTAAGATACTAGGTTCCTCATCTAGTTCAGTGACCTTACCGATAAGGTATTCAGATCTATCCTTCATTAGGATCAGTTTCACCTGTCCCACTACCATTTCTTCTTCCACTTTCTACCTCCACAAGTTTGTTGTATTTTTGTAAAATTTCATCATGAGTTTCAAATGCAGTGACCACTTCATCAAGTTTTAGCATAATGCTTTTTTCTTTTGACAAAGGTGCCCAAGGTTGAAAGTTGATATTTGGTTCACTAATTTTTGTAGTGATCTCATTTTCATCCTCTGCAACCAGTTTAGGGGGAGGAGGAACACTAACCCAAACGCTGTATGGGGAATTCATTTGAAAACCAACTGCTTTTTCAGGGTCTTCCTTTGTAGTTATTTCATATAAATCACAAATAACATCCTCACCGCTTCTTAATCTTACGATTCTTACGCTCATAATTCCTCCTTTCAATTTCGTTTACTGCTTCCTTAATAATATCTTTAAGGATTTTAGATTCGTCGATATTCTTTTGTTCTGCGATAGGTCTTACATAACGTAGAAGTTCATCAGTATAAGATGCTGGAACCTCTACAGTCAAAAGATCTGTATCGCCATCATAATTATTTGGTTTTAAATTTACATAGACATTCATAGTGTACCCCAAACAAAAAGAGACCCCCTGGTGGATGGTCTCTTTGGTTGTAAATTATATAGGTCAGTTAGTAGTCCATGTTTCCACCATACCTGATACAGATCTTTTTGTTTTCTGCTGATGATCTACACCACTGTCTAACATAGGCATCTGCATCCTTACTCATTGAAAAGTGAGCATGGTTATGAAGCACTCCTATCATAATCAGTACCCCAATAGACATCACATTAAAGTGTGTCGCTGGATGCATCAGCATTGCTTTCAGGTAGTTGAGAATTTTGGATTTCATAAACCTTTCGTTTCTGATGCTCAGGAATGATTCTCCGTAATTCTACCACGAGAAGTCCGTTATTGAAACTGACTGTGCCAACTTCGACATCATCCGAAAGGTTAAACCCTCTAGCAAACGTGCGTGAAGATAATCCACGATGCATATATTCTTCTTCACCATCATTCTTAGATGCAACAGATTTTACTAAGAGTACATTTGACTCAGTAGTTACTTCAACATCTTCTGGTGCCCATCCAGCAAGTGCAATTTCAATACGCCACTTAACATTTGATTCTTTGACGATATTGTATGGAGGATATTGTCCACCAGGATGATTCGATCCATATGAATGCAATCGATAGAAGATATCATCTAGTCCGACGCTGTATCTGT